AGCCCAAGAAGTCGCAGGGCTACGGTGCATCGTACATCAAGGCATATGTCCGCGATGCGGTCAATCGCTACGGCCATCTCGCCAACGAGAATGGCGGTCACGAATACGCCTCGATCGCGGCACCGGAACCGAAGCCCAAGGCGCCGAAGAAGTTGACCAAGGCCCAACAGGCTGAGATCGACGCGCTCAACTTCATTCGCACTCGCGGTGAGGTCCAGGATGCCGGCGATCTGGATAACAGCCAGATCACGGTCCAGGACTTCGTCACGGAGACGGGCAAGAAGACCAAGACCATTGAGAAGCAGCTTGCTTCTCTGGAGAAGGAAGGGCTCGTTCGTACCGAGTCTGTTCCGGGCAACGAGGAAGGCGAGTCTTCGGTCTACGTCTATCTCACCAACGCTGGTCTCGCGAAACTCAACGAAGCGGAAGCGGCTGCTGCTGCGGCTGCTGAGTCCGAGGAAGCGCCCGAGGCCTAATACACCTTCCGTGGGTGGGACTGGGAGGCGGGTGTCTTTGGCACTCGCCTCTCTTTCGTTGGAGACTCGCTGTGAACCAAGAGAATTTTGAGACTTTCGTATTCTACCTTAATGAACGCGAGAAAATTCGCCAGATGCGCGAGGAAGGATCTCCAGGTCCCTGGACACTTGACCCAATCTTAGGTCGCTACAAGTTCACAAACATACGACGTTCCGATGATCGCACTACCCGCTGGCTGAAGAAGAATTGGTACGATCCTAACCGCGATGCTGATCTGGAAATGCTCGTTATTAACTGCGCTCTCGCCAGATACTTTGGCAGCATTGAATTCTGTTCTGCTGTCGGTTTTCAGCAGAGTTGGAATCCCGAGTTTCTTTTGCAGACAGCGAATGATAGACTCAGCCGGGGTGAGAAGGTATTCACTGGAGCCTACATTATTACGAATGCTGGAAGCACCGACCCCAAGCAAAATGTCGTAGTTTGTCAGTTCCTCACACCACTTAGGTTTCGCGCCGCCCGCGTGGTAGAGCTCTGTCAGCGTAATCGCTGGCAAGATGTCGCAGAGTTTCTTCAGCAGCAGCCGGGGATCGGCCCGTTCATGTCCAAGGAGATTGCGCTGGATATGATGTTGACTCCTCTCCTGGAAAATGCAACCGATAAGCTAACATGGAGTCCCGCAGGTCCTGGGGCGATTCGTGGCTTGAACCGTCTGCATGATCGCCCGTTGCAAGCGCCTTTGTCTCAACCGAAGGCTGTAGCTGAGATGATAGACCTTCTCGGGCTGCTCAGCACAGGAGGTCACCTCCGACCATACATGCCGACTCCAGGCGTTGATTACGGCGTTACAGATGTTCAGTTCAGCCTTTGTGAACTAGACAAATATCTCCGAGTCAAGAATGGTGAAGGACGTCCACGCTCTGGTTACGATTGGCGAAAGGCAAAACCGTACACGGTCTGAGTTATTTTGAATTAGCGTTTTGAGAAATTACCTGCTAGGGTTATAAGACTGGGGTTCCTCAGTAAAACCATAGAAAGGGTAAGTCATGCAAGAAGAAAATGAGGTCGTTGACGCTCCGGTTGAACCCGTAGCCGAAGAGCCGCAGCCCGAGGAGCAGCCCGCTGAAGAGCAGCCGCCCGAGGATGAGCCTCCGGTGGAGCCGAACAACGAAGTCGCTGAAGAGCCCAACGAAGATCCGGAAGAATAAACTTTAACTGGGAGAGATTGTTCCATGCAAATATTCATTCCTACTCGTGACAGGGTAAATGCTCAATTTACATGGGACAATCTCACTCCTAGGCTGCAAGCGGCTACCCGCTTAGTGGTACCGGCGGATGAGGTCTCGAGCCATCTCGAGCGTTCTCGAAACGTGGTAGCCCGCCCCGCTGGCCCCCTTAGCGGGGTACGCCAATGGATAGTCGATGAGCTTGCTACGCCGGGTCAGCCCGTGATTATGCTTGACGATGATCTAGCATTCTTTGTTAGGAAAGACCCTCGAGCCCATAATCTCCGTCCGGCGGGAGCCGACGTTGAACGAATTATGGACTGGCTAGATGAGATGGTTCAGCCGAATTTCTCCAACATGAGTTATGTCCACGCTGGACTCTCACCACGACAAGGAAATAACTGGTGCTACCCCGACAAGCATCAGACTATCCAGCGAATGAACGCTGTTCATTGCGTGAACCCTGAAGCACTCCGTCACTATGGTATTCGCTATGATGCCGTTGACATGATGGAAGACTACCACGTTGTCCTCAGTCTCTTTGAAGTTGGGGAGAAGAACATTGTTCTTACGGACGCGGCTTGGGATCAGTGTAAGGGGAGTGGCGCTCCCGGAGGTTTTACTCATTACCGTACAAAAGAGACTCAGGCCGCCGCGTCGCATCGCCTCGCGGAACTACATCCTCTTTCGGTTAAGGTTGTTGAGAAGGAGCCAAAGACGGGAAGTGGTGGGTTCGCTGGTAAAAGAACTGATGTCCGTGTCCAGTGGAAGCAAGCCTACCAGAGAGGCACGCGGAATCCCACCTACAATATGAGGTGATTCATGTACGAATTCTACATTGATTGCCCGAATGAGGGACTCGGCCGTGTGATGCGAGTGCTGAGAGAAAATGGCATCACGACTACCAGTAGGAACGGCCCGGTCATTCGCTTCCCTGAGCCAGTAGCTCTTCAATACTCAAACCCTCGGCGCCGAATCCTGGACAATCCTATTCGGGACGCTAATCCTTTCTTTCATATGTTTGAGACTCTGTGGATGCTGGCAGGTTTGAATACTGTCGCACCACTAGAGCTCTATAATTCTGGGATGAAGCAGTACTCCGATGATGGAGTGACATTCGCAGCACCTTACGGATATCGTTGGCGAAAGCGATGGGGCGACCAGATTCTCAAGGTTGTAGAGAAACTGAAGAAGAATCCTGAAGATCGTCGCATTGTCTTACAGATGTGGGATCCCAAGGAATTATTCAAGGATGAAGGTCTAGATTTCGCTTGTAATCAACAGGTCTTGTTTGATACACGACCTACGACGATTCATCCCAGTGGCTACTACCTTGACATGACAGTCACCAACCGTAGCAATGATCTTATCTATGGTGCGATGGGTAGCAATCTCTACCATTTCTCTTTCCTGCATGAATTTATCGCGCTTCATACAGGGCTAGGACTTGGGACCTACTATCAGATCTCCAAGAATATGCACTTGTATCTTGAGAATCCCGCTTCCAAGCACTGCTGGGAACATATGCTGGAGATTGAAAAGGGGCCGAAATCTCCAGAGGAAGATCTTAGTCTGAGCGAGTTCGGAATCCCTCTTGAAATAGAACCGTATAGGAATTTCGTCAACTACAACAAGATCACAGATGATGTCCTTGCTGACCCAAGTTGGCTGACTACGGTTGCGAAACCGATATGTGAAGCGTATCGAGTCTATAAGTATAAGATGCTTACTGGTCTTGATATTGAGTTTGAGCTGAGGATTGAGTTTGCTTTAGCGGCTCTAGAACATTGCAGATCTGATGCTCTAGGACTAAATTGCGAAGCATGGTTTCAGCGAAGACTTGAGAATTATAGCCGGAATAAGATTACCATAGTAGAAGCGGAGAGACCAGATTGAGCTACATTGAAGCATGGCGAAATGGACAGGTTGTTCGCAAGCACACGATGGAGAACATCCGTGCGGAGAATGATGCTGAGCATACATGGGGTCTGACCATGCTCCTCATCTGTGCTTGGCCTAATGTCCCAGAGCATATTATCAAGATGGCTATTATCCACGACTGTGGAGAGCGAGCCACTGGTGATATGCCGGGGCCGACTAAGTGGGCCAATCCCGTCCTTGGGGATGAGATGGATAGGCTTGAGAAGCAGCATATCATGGACACGCTGCCTGAGCATTTATGCGATGACTATAAGACGACCACTGAAAGTGAATGGGCAGTCATTGAATTCTTTGATCGCGCTGAATTCTGTATCAGCATGGCGCGTGAACGACGCCTCGGAAACACCTATGCCATGATCTACATGGAACGCTCATACAATAAAATGACGCAGACGTTTGATAATCATAAGGTTGCCTTTACGAAAATGGACACTGAGCTGCTCATGGGTATGATGGATCTTCGTGCAGAGATTCGTACCGAGATGGATAAGCTCGAGCGGGGAGATTTCAAGTGGTGAAAGCTAATGACATCCAGCACGGTGGAACTCACTATAAGAAAGCGAAGTATCAGCACTGGGACTTGATTGCCGAAAACCGTATCGGCTATCTTGAGGGCTGTGGTTCTAAGTATGTTTCTCGCTGGCGGGATAAGAACGGTGTGGAGGATCTTCAGAAGGGGATGCACTACACTGACAAGTTGATTGAGTGCTACTATCAATATGACTATCGCGCAACTGGTCATACCCCACAGTCCTGTCTTAATCTCTTCTTTGAAGAAAACCAGATCACAAACGTCAATGAGATAGAGGCTATCACTATCCTTTGCACTTGGCGAACTGTAGCTGAACTGGAGCAAGCTAAGCATCATATTAAGCTGCTCATTCTGGCAGCAGGAAGTCTCACTGTAGGGTAAAGCCCTTGTCCAATGAGAACCAGCTTGTTATACAGGCGTTACTGGACAGCCCCGTTAAACCTCGGGGTAGTCGCAGCAAGCGAAAGAATACTACCATGCTGGATATGTTCTCGGACTTACCCGAGTTACATGGACCTATTACTCTAGATACTGAAAATCACGATCCGCTTCTTAAGACTCGCGGTTCAGGATGGGCCTACGGTCGCGACGGGCAGAACGGTGGTAAGATCATAGGCATTGCGGTAAACGCCGACAACTTCCACGAATATCTACCAATCAGTCATACCGAAGGAAACCTTGATCCTGCAAAGGTGAAAGGATGGCTCAAGCAGCAGCTCACTAAAGATGAGCTCCAGCCCAAGATCTTCTTCCACGCACAGTATGACGTTGGCTGGCTCCAGGTGGAGGGTATCCCAATCCGTGGACCAATCCATGACGTCTCATTCCAAGCACCACTCCTTGACGAGCATCGTCCAAACTACATGCTGGATCGCTTAGGCAAAGACTACTTAGGCCGAGGCAAGGACGAAAAGTTACTGGCGAAAGCTGCCGCAGACCTAGGCATCAAGAATACGAAGAGCGATAACATTAAGATGCATCTCATGCGGGTGCATCCAGACATCGTTGGAGTCTATGCCCGGGAGGACGTGGCGCTTACCAGAGAGCTCTGGGATCTATACAATCCCATGATTGAGGAAGAGAACCTAGGCGAAGTCTACCAACTTGAGTGTGATCTTATTCCCATGTTGATAGACATGCGGCTCAGAGGAGTAAGGGTCGATGTTGCCCAATGCGAAAAAGAACAGGCGGGTCTAGTTCTAGAAGAGAGCAAGGCCCGCTTATTCATTAAGGATAAGACAGGTATCACTGTTGGTAGCTGGGACAATGCTGCCGAGCTTTCCAAGGTCTTTGACAAGCTAGGAATTAAGTATGGACTCACGGAGAAAACAGAACAACCGTCCATCACTGCTGATTGGCTTCGTGGTCTTGGGCATCCTGTCGCTGATGCTATTCTTCGTGGACGTAAAACAAATAATATTCGCAGTACATTCCTTGAGAACGCCCTCCTTAATCTCCAAGAGAACGGTCGTATCTATCCGAACTTCAACCCTCTCAAGCGTGACGATGAAGGCGGCGCAGGCGGCGTCCTAGGAAAGGAACTCAAGGCTGGTGTTCGTGGTGCGTTGTCTGGCAGGTTTAGTTCCAGCCAGCCGAACTTTCAGCAGATGCCTTCACCGGAGAAGGATCCCGAACTAGGTTACATGGTTCGCCAGTTGATTCTACCTGAAGAGGGTGAAGCCTTTCATGTGATGGACTATTCGTCCCAGGAACCTCGCCTGACAGTTCATTTCGCAGAGGTCACAGGCTGCTGGAAAGCTGCCCAGATGGCTGAACGGTTCAGGGAAGATCCTAACACCGACTTACATGACGAAACTCGCAAGATGGTGGCGCAGAAACTAGAAGAGTGGAAAGATCCTAAGAAGCGTAAGTCAGCGAAGACTATTAACCTCGGCGTTGCTTACGGGATGGGAGGCGGTAAGCTAGCCCTATCCTTAGGACTTCCATACACCCAAGCATCCTTCAAGAAGATTGTGAACGGTGAGGACTTTGAGTTTAAGTATCTCAAAGCAGGGCCAGAAGCCCAAGAGCTTATGGACATTTTTGATGAAGCTGCACCGTTCATCCGCCAGCTTGCGAAGAAGGCCCAGAATGCTGTAAAGCAGAAGGGTCATATTAGGACACCAATGGGTAGGCGATTCAGATTCCACAAGGAAGAAGATGGGCGGGGCTGGAAATTCCTGAACAAATCATTGAACCGTCTTATCCAAGGTAGCGCCGCTGATATGACCAAGCTAGCTATGCGCGATATGTATAGGGCTGGAATTCTACCACACGGAACAGTTCACGATGAGATTGATATCAGTGCAGGTGACCCGAAGATTGTAGCTGAAGTGAAGCACATCATGGAACATGCGATGGAACTCACTATTCCTGTTGTAGTTGATGTGGGCAGCGGACATAATTGGGGACAGGCTTCCATGGAGAAGCTAGGCGCAGAAAATTACCAGAAATTCTTGGAAGGGAAGTTGTGATGCCAGAAGAACCTGAGAAGCCGACCGATTTCATCAACGACCCAGATCTGAGTGTTACGGGTACTTTCACTTATGAAGATACTACACTTAGGATGCCTTCCCCTGAAGAGATGATGCCTTGTGCTAACTTAAAGATTAAGCTTCTGCATCCAGCAGCGATCGTCCCCAAGCAAGGTTCACCTCACTCGGCTGGTTATGATCTCTTCTGCGTTGAGGATTTTGTAATCGGTCGCCAACAGACCTTACTGATTCCTCTTGGTTTCGCTACTGAGATGCCCATACAGATTCATGGGCGTATTGAGTCTCGATCAGGCTTTGCAACTAATGGTCTTGTCGTTCTTACCGGGGTGATTGATCCTGACTATCGTGGTGAGTGGAAGGTTATTCTACGCAATGTCTCTCCTTATGCAGAGCAGCGTATTCTCAAGGGAACCAAGATCGCACAGGTAGTCTTTCGGCCGACCTATAGGGCTAGCTGGACAGAATCTGCCGAGCTTGAAGATAGTGATCGTGGCACTGGTGGATTCGGGAGTACAGGACAATGAGCCGCCCAGCAATGATCGTAGATGGCATGTCTGTCTTCCATACTGTCGCAGGGCCAGCCGCGATGCTGACCAATGGTTACACCTACAGCTTCGTGGTTCAGCTCACGTCTGCTGTCAAGAAGTTCAAGCCGAAAGGTATCTTTGTCTGCTGGGACATGGGCTATGACAAGCGCCTAGCGATTCATCCCGGTTACAAAGCTGATCGCCCTCACAAGATGAATGATACTCTACGCAAGTATCATGCTGATGTCTGTACGTTCCTCCACTTCGCTGGTATTGACCAACTCAAGGCTCCGGGCTATGAAGCTGATGACATCGGGGCTATGCTCGCTAACACGCTGGAGTCTGCCGTCTTAGTCAGCAATGACAAAGACTGGATTCAACTTGTGCGTCCAGGAATCTCACTGTACCAGAAGGTTCGGCTTGAGGGTCGGAAGGCTGAGAAGAAAGAGATCAAGGCTGAAAACTTTGCTGAACTCACCGGATATGGCAATCCTGAAGAGTTTGTCAAAGCTCTCTGCGCGATGGGCGATGGGGTAGATCGGATTGATGGTATTGACGGCATCGGTCCAGGGACACTGAAGGCTTATCTCATGGGAGTACGAATCAGTCCGAATAAGCAGAAAATCTTAGACGATTTCTTTGCAGGTGACCCACTCTATCTTCGCAATCGCCAGCTTATAGATCTTCGTGACATAAGATCTATTGACGGGTTGGACATTCACTTCGGCAACTTTGACGAGTGGAGGGTAAAGAGTTTGCTAGAAGAGTTTGGCTTTGCTAGTATGCTTAAGAATTTCCCGTTGTGGGTTTCACCATACAAGGAGGCTTCCCCCGATGTCGAGGCAGACCCGGCATAAAATTATCAGGGCAGTAGTTGAATGTAGCGTCCCTCAACACGTTACTGAAAAAGATTTGGTGTGGCATTTGAAGGGTGTTCTCAAGTGGCCGCTTCAGCTAGGGGTTAAGGGAGATCATACTACGCTAGTGAAGCCGCAACTAAAAGAGTTCGGCCGTGTTGTCACAGCACAACGTAGGCAGGAAGAAAACTTCTGGTCGCGTAGAAGAATGGGGATGGACCTTGACGATTGAACTCACTTATGAAGACCTGAATGACCAACAGAAAGCTGCGGTGGATGACATCGTACGTTGGTTCTTATCAGGCGACCACTCCAAGCCGTACATCCTTCAGGGCTATGCCGGAACAGGTAAGACTACCCTCATTCGCATTCTACTTAACCGACTTCGCGTGGCTCTCTCGCGCGTAGCATTAGCAGCCCCTACTAATCGTGCTGCTAAGGTTCTCGCAAACAAGACGGGTCTGTTCACGCAAACAGTTCACAAGTTAATCTACCTCACACTGTCGGAAGAAATCAATTTCCAGCGTGAACGACTTCGCATGTGGGATGAGGCTGTCAGTTTTAACGAGCTCAGTGAGGCTCTTATCACTCAGTCAGGGCAGGATCTCCAAATGGAGTACCGTGCTCTACTAGCAGAAGATGGTCTCGCTTTTGACGAAGCCGAATTCAAGGAATTCTGTGCTCAACGTGGTGAGACTATCCTCAAGTTTGAAGGTTTGGAATTGCCTACCGATCCCAATGCTAGGCAGGAGATCTTCGTCACCATCCGCAAGGAAAAGATCGCACTGCACAAGCAAGCTATCATTGATCTTATGTCTGAGGATCTTCCAGTGCGTAAGAAAGAGCCGCTGGAAGTCATCGCCAAGTACAGCCTCTTTATGATAGACGAGTCTTCCATGGTCAATGAGACTCATGGTAAGGACATTATCTCCTTCGGTATCCCGACGATTCTAGTTGGGGACCCATTTCAGCTACCACCCGTCAAGGCGAAGCCCTATTGGCATAACCTGTCGCCTCAATCGGTGCTGACCAAGATTGAACGCCAGAAAGGTATTGGTGCCGGAATTCCTCTTGCAGGTGAAAGGCTACGCAATGGAGAAGAAATTTCCGCAAATGAAAGCGTCAGCATTCACCACCGCAATTCACTCCCTGACGCAGCTTGGACAAGCACAGATCAAATTATCTGTGGAACTCACAAAACTCGCGAGCGCCTTTGCCGCTTTGTCCGAGCGAAAATGGGACATACCACCGCCCACCCTCAGCCGGGTGAAAAAGTCGTTTCTGTCTATAACGACAAGAAGCGAGGAATAATGAATGGTGAGATCTATACTGTTCGTAGTAGTGAGGTGATTCGTAATGGTACTGTTGCACGACTCTCCATCATTGATCCGTACGGTCGGGTTATTGAGCCGGTTGATGTATGGATCAAAGGCCTCGGGGGTAGAAGTTTCACCGATTTCCTCGACGATCAATTCGGAAAATTCTGGTGGGGATACGCCATTACCTGTCATCAATCCCAGGGATCCGAATGGCCCCGAACAATCGTGTGCGACGACTGGCCGGGAGACGGACACGACCGATGGCTCTATACAGGATTGACCCGCGCCCAACAGCACTGTGATCTTGTCAGATGAGTCCTCGTCCCCCATATCCTATTCAGCCATTTCCCAAGGTCAAGGACTATGTCGCTTACGCTGGCATCGGTTCAAAGGAGACTCCCGACAATATCTGTCACTTGATGCGGGGGATTGCTCGTATGCTGTACGACCGGGGCTATGTTCTCCGATCAGGTGGCGCACCGGGAGCTGACGAAGCATTCGAACAGGGGACTCCAGTGATGGCGACCATGGAGATCTTTCTCCCGTGGAATCGCTTCAACGGCAAGCCCGATCTTCTTCATCTCACCCCGACGGAACTTGGCGTAGCCAGAAGCATCGCTGAGAAATATCATCCGAATTGGTTGGCTTGTTCCGAAGGTGCGAAAAAGCTGCACACTCGTAACACAATGCAGATTCTAGGGCGTGATTGTGCAACCCCTTCTAAATTCGTAGTCTGCTGGACTAGCAATGGTAAAGCGATTGGTGGTACAGGTCAAGCTCTCCGCATCGCTGAAGACAAGAAAATTAAGATCTACAACCTACATGATCCTGGAACACGAATACTATTCTACCAAGAGTTAGGCTGGGAACATGACTTATAATGGGGCTTGCATTATGAACAGTCCTGCGGTACAGTTGACGCTTAAGGATAAGACCCTTAAGGAGAAGGCCAATGACCTAGCAGATTCGCGCTCCGCCAGAGCTCCCAGACAAAAGCCAATTCTAGTCTGGGAGCAAACCAATGACCGCTATTAATCGTCCTTATCTAACCAGTTTTAACTTTGAGTCCGTGCAGTACTCGGACACTCAGCTGGAACAATTCCACAAACTTACTCGCAACTATATCGCCAGCCTTGATCTCGGCTGCCCGAGTGCGAAACACGTTGAAGTTGTTGGTCATACTGAGCATGACCAGCTCAAAGGAATGGATGGTCGCCAGAAATATCTCGCTTGGGTCAAGGGATGGAAAGAGATCTATCGCCACCTGAGCATGATCATCCGCCACCATAAGAAATATCGTAAGACCACAACCTTCCCGCGCCTGAACGCGAGGCAGGAAGAGCTCTGGTTCAAGCTCAATCCTGGGAATAATCAAACCGCTTGTGAGCATCTAGGTGCTCTTTCCAAGAAGCATCTTGAGCGACTCCAGGAGACTGCTCAGGCTATGCTTAATGCTCGGTGGAATGCCAAACTCGCTGCTGCTGAACGGCGACGTCGGGCTATTGGTCTTCGTATCGTACCGGCCGATCCAGTTCGTTTGGAGGCCTAACTCGTGGCTGGCCTTGTCAGCATAATGGTAATGCTCCGGTCTCTAAAACCGATGATCTCAGTTCGATTCTGAGCTTGGCCGCCATGAGTAATTATTTTGCTTTTGAACAAAATAACGCTTGCGCTATGAGCAAACGCCAGCTACACCTATAGGTAGGAAGGGTCAAGGCAACGGGTCAACCCCCAGCCCTCGGGCTAGCGGTTTTCCTCTTCCGATCCTGGGTACTTCGGTACTCTTGGTGAACGAAGTAGCTTTCGACGAACAATGTGCGTGACGCGGTGAGCGACTGTTTCTAACTGTCTTCGGACGACCGGACTCAATCGATCACTCAATAGTTCCAAGGACCTCGGGTTTACCCTTGATTCTTGATAAGTCACCCGACCCCTCCGCCTTATTCTGGGGGAATTGCCATGAAGAAAATTGCAGGGTTCGTTCTAGCGACCGCTTTTCTCGCCTCCAGTGCTTCAGCAGCGAAACCGAGTGAAGCTTGGTTCTTCTGCAAGCAATTCCTTGGGCCGCAGGTCTGCGGATTCCTCAAGTAAGTGATCCTCCCCAGGACCACAAAGGGGTCGTACTTCGGTACGGCCCCTTTCCTCTTTGTGCGGTCGCAGAGAGTGGCGTAAGACGGTTTGTCGGGTCAGCGATACCCCGGCGCAGGAGGTGACCACTCCTCTGGCTGGCGTTCAAATCGTCGTTACGCCCCTGAAATCATCCCTATCCGCGATTAATATCTGATAAAATTAGTGCTTGCGCTTTGAACTGTTGCAGCCTACAAACAAAGGTAGGCAGGGTCAGGGCAAGGGTAGACCCCTCTCAGGACTGCTAACCTATTGATCGGCAGCATCCTGCTGTCGTGTATGGAGGGGGTTTCAGCATGAAAAGAACTATGCTCGTCGCACTTCTGCTTTGCGGTGCGACGCCCGTTTACGCACAGGATACTCTCACGAGTACGTCCGGTTCGGGAGCGGAAGCGAATTCGGGTTCAGTCTCGGGCGCGCAGTCCAATAACGATAACGTCAACGCACAGGTTGGCAATATCGGCGTCAGCGAAAACACCAATACGAGCAACAGCTCGTCAGGTGCGATCTCCGGCTCCAACAGCGAAAGCATTTCAGGCTCAAATTCTGACCAGCAACAGGGTCAGTCAATGGGCCAGGATCAGGGCCAGTCGCAGAATCAGGGCCAGTCGCAGGATCAGGCGCTTGACAGTAGCCAAGCCAATCAGCAGGGTGTGACGGTCAACCAGACCTGGAACACCAAGAACCGAAAAACCACAGAAATTCGCACGAATAATGCGGTGCCTCTCACGAGCTCCAGCAGCTTCTCCAGCGCCTACTCCGTCGGTTCAGTCAGCTGCGGCGTAAGCGCGGCTCCGTTGGGCATCTCCGTCGGCGGCGCTGGCACGAAGTTCGACAAGAGCTGCCAGTCACTGCGTCGCGCCGAGAAATTCGGCATGGCGGCAGTCAACGCGGCGAACATGGGCCAGTTGGAACTGTCCGGCAAACTCATGAGCATGATGATCTGGTCGATTTGCACGAGCGATTCCAGCGGACCCGACGTTGAGAAATCAACGGCCGACGCTTGCAATCAGCTTCTGCTATTGGGCTCGGTTCAGAACCGAGTAGCGCAGCCCGCTCCAGGCGAAACCCCGAATCCGCGTATTGCGCGTAACGGCAAGATCACGCCGGAAGCCGCGCATCGGGCATTGGCGCAGAATAACGCCACCGCCCAGAACGCGGTTCAAGCAGAACAGGTTGCTGCCTCTAAACCTCCGAGGTAAGTAACCTTCTGATGCGAGTCACGGCTCCTCTGGTCAGCCCGTCCACAACTCGCATCACGGAGCGCGGTATCGCTCGCCCCCCGGCAGAAATACCGCGCTCCAAAGTTTCAAAGATAGGGGGACCCCGGAAACCCTATTGCTAGCAACTTCCGGGGAAATGAATGGGAGTATGAATATGAAGAAGATCTTCGCACTTGCCGGTATGCTCGCTGCCACGGTCCTCGCCACTCCGGCGGCGGCTGTTGACTTCGGTCTCGCGATCGGCGCCGGTTCCAGCTCGTCCAGCTCGACGGCTGTTGCTGGTTCGCAGGGTTCGTCTGCCAGCCTCATCGCTGGTGCAACGACCCAGACCTCGCAGAGCCTCGCGGCTTCGGGCGGTTCGGCCGTTTCGATCATGGACGGCAATGACCAGTCCAGCACTTCGGTGCATCAGAGCGAAACGCTCCAGACGGGCAACTCGGCTTCGCTGGGTCTCGCTGGTTCGCAGAACAGCAACTTCGCGTTCGGCGCCGGCTCCAGCTCGGCGAGCAATCAGCTCGTTGGCGTCTGGCTCTTCGTCCAGTAAGACTTAACCCGAAAGGGGACCAGTCGGAACGGGTGCGCCCCACGCAATTCGTTCTGGATGAAAGGGGAAGGGGTCGTACTTCGGTACGGCCCCTTTTCTTTGTAATTTTTTCACTTGTCAACTGAATAGATTGGAGCTACGGTACCTCATTCTAGACTTAAAAGACTAGGAAGTGAGTATTCGATGCTAGCCTGTCTATTTGACACTGAAACTACAGGGATCTATGATTATAGAGCACCAGCAAGTGCCGATCATCAGCCTGATGTAGTTCAACTTTGCGCCATGCTCTGTGATGAAGACAAGGTTTACTCAGCCATAAATGTCTTCGTTCATAGTGACTCGGAAATTCCGGAAGCAGCCTACGCGGTTCACCGGATTGATCGAGCAATGACAGCTCGCGTTGGTATCTCCAGGCTTCGTGCCTGTCAGCTCTTGGATAGCTTCGCTCGCAAGGCAGATGTTCTTGTCGGTCATAACATTGACTTTGATATTGGCATCATGATGACTGCCACTCTTCGTGAGGGTGGGAAGGGTGAATCATTGAAGAAGCCACGCTTCTGCACGATGAAGGAAGCAGTCCAGCATTGCAAGCTTCCTAATCCTAAGCGACCTGGAACTTTTAAGTGGCCTTCTCTTCAGGAGGCCTATACGATTCTAATTGACCAGCGCGGATTTTCCGGCGCACACGATGCTATGGCTGATGCGAGGGCTACATATGAACTCTATCGCGTTCTCGTCAGCAACCCTGTCTGAGGAACAAGCCCGAGATATAGCTTCTGCTTATATTCGTGGCGAGAAAGATCCTCCCAGGATTGCTCAACTGTTACAGATCGACTCGTTCGATCTCAACCTACTCATGCATCCTCTGGTGCGACGTTTCATCGTTGAGTTTCAGCGATCGCTTAGGAGTGACTACACACTTCATGATCATATGATGAAGCTAAAGGAGATTCGTAATTCCGCATTGGATGATGAGAATTGGAAGGTTGCTCTTGCATCTGAGATACAAATTGGGAAGGCTGCTGGTCTTTATGATCCTAAGCCTTTGGGTGATGACAGTGATAATCCTGATGCTATTGACCCAACAACCCTGACAACTGAGGAACTACGTCGTCGTCTGGCTAAGGCTATCGGTGCTACCATTCCCCAGAAAGAACTTCCAGCCCCGGAGGAAGATGAGGACTCCGATGATGTGAATCTCCATCTTGTATGAATGAAGCGGCACTCCTCCAAGAGCTCCTTCGTAGAGAAGAAGCCAAGATTCACATGGGGAACTTTGTTCCTTATGTGACAGAGGGTGATCATATACCGGCACCTCACCATGAGATTATATGTCGTGCTCTAGACGCTGCTGTCAGAGGTCACAAGAAACGCCTCATCATTGCCGCCCCTCCTGCTCACGCTAAGTCTGTCTATACGTCTCATAACTTTCCTGCCTTCTGGCTCGGTAACCACCCCAAAGATAAGATCATCGCGGCTTCACACACTCAGCCATTCGCTGAGGATATGGGGCGCAAGGTTCGTAACCTAGTCAATAATCCTCTCTATACTCAGCTCTTTGAGGGTGTCAAGATCGCTCCTGACCAGCGGGCGGCTGCACGATGGGAGACTACTGAGGGCGGCACCTATTTCACAACAGGCGTCGGTGGCTCAGTCGTTGGACGTCGCGCTAACCTTATCCTCATTGACGATCCCTACAAGTCTAAGCTGGTTGCCTATTCAGCTACTGAGCGAAAGAAGATATCTGAATGGTTCTTCGTTGACGTGGTGCCGCGCCTTCTCCCAGGCGGTGTGATTGTTATTATTGCGACCCGCTGGCATGAAGATGACTTGACAGGAGAGATCCTTAAGAAGTCTGCCAAGGGCGAAGTGGAGCATTATGAGCTCATCAGTTTACCTGCTCTGTGTGAAGATCCTAACGCACAAGTGGAGATAGAATTAGGCAGGAAATACGGTGAAGCCCTTTGGCCTGAGATGTATCCTCTCTCCAAATTGGCAGACATCAAAGGCGGCATGACTAGTGAGGGTATCCTTGATGAGTGGGAAGCCCTATATCAGCAGCGACCCAAGCCTGCCGAGACTGGTGAAGTAAAGAGCGAATGGTTTGAATACTACACTCGTCTTCCTGACGACCAGCAGTACATGAACATCGTATCATGGGATACTGCTGGCACCGTGAGTGAACGAGCTGACTATACTGTCGGTCTAGCTGCGGCATTGGGTATGAAGGATCGCAAGTTCTACCTCAAGGGAATGTACCGCAAGCAGGCAGAGTTCCATACTCTCATGCGAGACGTCCCTCATTTCAACGCGATACATGAAGCCCATGCGGTACTCATTGAGAGCAAGGGTACTGGGACCTCGCTCATACAGGTGCTAAAGATTGCTTCAGGGCAAAACATCATAGCTATTGCCCCTCAAAGAATAGGTGACAAACAAACTCGCTTTGAGTTAGCGGTTCCTGCTTTGGAAGCCAAGCGAGTTCTGTTACCACGAAATGCTGACTGGGTTCCACGCTTTCTTGAAGAGATGCTCACCTTTCCAGGTGCGGCACATGATGATATCCCAGATGCTTTCTCCCAGCTCATAAATCAGTACACCGATCGTGGTGTACGTCGGTCTACCCGCCCGCTCATAGGTGCCTAAGCCCTTGTCTTACGAGGGTAATATGGGCTAAGGTACAGGGTTAGAGAATGGGGCTGTGTGAAGTAGCTGGCCCTGGATCAGCCCCCATGCCAGAGAAGAGAGACCACTGATGGCCTTGCTCAAGCAGCTTCCAACAGACTACCAGAATTTCATTCACAAAAGCCGCTACGCAAGATTCTTAGATAACGAGGGAAGAAGGGAAAACTGGGACGAAACTGTCACCCGATACTTTGACTACTTTGAATCAGAGTTGGAAGAACATCAACGATACAAAGTTCCCAGTACTCTTCGCTCCGAGCTTATGGATGCGGTCTCTAATCTAGCAATCATGCCATCGATGCGAGCCATGATGACGGCGGGTGAAGCAGCCCGCCGAGAGAATATCTCCATCTTTAACTGTGCTTATCTACCGATTGACAAGCCCAAGGCATTTGCTGAAGTCCTATACGTTCTCATGTGTGGGACAGGTGTTGGCTTCAGTGTTGAGCGGCAAATTATCAAGAAGCTTCCTGAACTCCCTACCGAGTTCACCATCACAGCAGATGAGATTATCGTCCAGGACTCTAAGCAGGGTTGGGCGCAAGGCTATTTAGAGCTCATCGAGCATCTATGGGCGGGCCGGGTACCTGTGGTACGCACCCACCTAGTCCGAGGTGCTGGTGAACGTCTGAAGACGTTTGGAGGACGGGCCAGCGGCCCCGCGCCCCTGCTACAGCTTTGTGACTTTACGGTACACACCTTTAGGTCAGCAGCCGGTCGCAAATTGACCTCGCTGGAAGTCCATGAGATCTGCACCAAGATCGGTGAAATTGTCGTGGTTGGTGGTGTCCGCCGCAGTGCTGAGATAAGCTTGAGCAACTTGAGCGATCTTCGTATGCGCGACGCCAAATCTGGTGACTGGCGCAGAGATAAACCGCACCTTGAACTCTGTAATAACAGCGTCGCCTATACCGAGAAGCCTGAGGTCGGTCAATTCATGGAGGAATGGCTCGCACTGTATAAGTCCAACAGTGGTGAGCGAGGTATTTTCAATCGTTACGGTGCAGTTGAAAAGATTCAACGTCTTGGAAGACGCAGCCATAACTACGAATTCGGCACCAATCCTTGCGGTGAGATTATCCTGCGACCTCGTGGGCTATGTAATCTCAGCGAGGTTATTGTTCGTGAGCGCGATACCCCCAAGGAAATCCGCGAGAAAATTCGCCTAGCATCTATCCTAGGCACATGGCAGTCAACTCAAACACGCTTCAATTTTGTGGAGCCAGACTGGGCATTTAATGCCGAGGATGAACGCCTTCTGGGTGTCAGTCTGACCGGCATCTATGATAACCCGATGATGCGAGGCGATGAAGGTATGGATCGTCTTGCTAGCCAGCTCCAACACATGAAGCAGACAGCCATTAAGTCCAATCGTATCTGCGCCAGTGAGGTTGGCGTCAACCCTAGCCTCGCAGTTACCACAGTCAAGCCGAGTGGCACGGTAAGCCAGTTAGTGCTCAGCCCTTCGGGAATTCACCAAGGGCACGCTCCCTACTACATTCGTCGTATCTCGCAGGATAACAAGGATCCTGTCACACAGTTCATGTCGGACTCTGGTATTCCCAATGAAGTTCATGCTACCAAGCCTCAGGATATGTCGGTCTTCAGCTTCCCGACCAAGCTGGGGAGCTCTACCATTACCCGTGATCAAGTCACTGCCATCCAGCATCTTGAGCTGGTAAAGCTCTACAATCTTCACTGGTCCGAACACGCTGTCAGTTGTACAGTGAGTGTCAAGGAACACGAGTGGCCGGAAGTAGGTGGGTGGGTCTATAAAAATTTCGATTTGCTCGCAGGTGTTAGCTTCCTTCCTCACATGGAGGTGAGTAGTACCTACACTCAGCTTCCTTACGAAACTATAACTAAGGATCAGTACGAAATCTTCATGGAAGAGATGCCCACTACAGTTGACTGGACCAAGCTCGGAATGTATGAGCGTGGAGAAGACACAGTCATCGGTACTCGCGAGTTCGCTTGCCTTGGAAGTTCCTGCGAGATTGTTGAAGCAGCTCAACCGTTGGAGGTTGCTAAGTAAGGAATTTGAAATGTATATGGAAGACTTCCAGACTTGGCTGAATTCCAAGGGCCAGCACCTTCCCGTTGATGGACAGTGCGGTCAAACCACTCGTGATGCTGTCAAGGCTGTCTTCACTAACTTGGATGCGAAAGCTGTCACTGATGAGCAGATGCGTTCTCTCGCAACATGGTTGGGTTGCTCATATAATCAGCTCGTAGCTGTCTCCAGAGTAGAGAGCGCGGGTGCTGGCTATGATAGCAATGGTCGTCCCAAGATGTTGTTTGAACGACACAAGTTCAGCGACTTCACCTACGGGCTGTACGACGTTGAGCCTTGGTCTAACCCTGATTCTGGAGGGTATAATGAAGATTCTTGGGAGAAGCTAACTCACGCCATTGCCGATGATCTTCGCTGTGCTTTTAAGTCTGCATCCTGGGGCAAGTTCCAGGTGATGGGTTTCTGGTTCCCGAACATGGAGTTTTGCTCTGCACTAGAATTCGCATACTCCACTGTCATTAGTGAATACCACCATTACTATCTCTTTGTCAGATATATCAAGATGTGCTATTTGGAGGAAGAGCTCCGTATGGTGAGTACCAAGCCGGACGACTGCCGACCCTTTGCTCACGGATATAATGGTCCCGCTTATGAAGATGGGAACTACCACGTTAAGATCGCTGACGAGATGAAGCGACTTGAAGCTAATGATGATGGCAAGATAGAAACTGGGGTAATAGTAGAAGAAGTCGCAGAAGAAGTCGTAGTAGAAACATTGGAGGAAGATCCAAAGGACACTGCGAAATGAAAGAGAAGTTAGCCATCTGGATTGCATGGCGACTCCCCCATGATGTCGTCAAGTGGGCTATGATTCGGGTCGTAGCCCACGCCACGACCGGCCAATTTGGTACTGATCATGTCGATAACCTCGGTTATCATGAGTTCCACGACAGGTGGGACACTCCTCACACCAGATAGAGGCTAAAAGACGCCATTCTGGACAATTTCTGAGCACCTTGGCCGTAGCCCAGCCCATGCGGCACCCCACGAAGACGCTTAAAAATGGCTCAAAACAGCCATAATTTGCTCTGTCCGTGGGGTTTAGGTGGGCCGCCCATCTAGCCGATGCCGACAAAGAAGCCCCGCTGATCTAGTGCGAATAAATCAGCGGGACTTCCTTGATGCGGCAAGCAGCAAGAGCGGGCCGGAGGACGGCCCATACCCTATATATGCCAGGATTGCTCCGGAGACAACCTAACCAGTACGTGATTGAAACTTAATTGTTTGCTTCCGGGCTGTAAGTTCGATCACACCCTCAGCAGGAATCATGCGGTAGGCTTTTTTCTCGAAGTCGTAGACGGTAAGCAGACCCTTGCTCTCCGGGTCATAGGCTCGACCACCACCAGAACAGTCTTTCCGTACTCCAGTACGACAAACCATTCTGCGTGTTGTGCCATCAGTCCTCTTCGTAAAGATCACTGAGAAGATCTTTCCGTTGGCTACCAGACTTTTTAATTCTGATAGTTCCATTGCGTTCCCTTTCTACCTTCGCCACAGGACGGCGCTTGGCATCCCGTATGATGACGCGTGAGGTATCAGCTTCATTCTCCACTGAGAACACCCGTTTAGATCCTTTGTAGTAGACACAACGATCACGACTGCATTCTTTTCGGAGAGTAATTTCCCCAGCCATTGCAGGATACGCCACAGTAAGTCCAAGCGCAAGTAAAAAGATTCTCCGCATTACTTGACTCCGTTTTCTTGCTTGAACATTTCAACGGCTGCACGACGATGTTTATCCTTGTTGGCCGCAGGATGCTGGCCTGGAAGTGGATAGGCTTTCAGCCAGTCATCACCTTTGCGTTGTTCAATAGTGTAGCGGAATCCTGCATACTCATATATCGGTGTTGGCAAACTTTCCTCCATGTCTTATTCGTTTAAGATGTTCCATGAATTCTCGCCGGTTACATTCAATCGCACCCAGCTTGACTGCTTCTTTACGACGACCCTTAGCTACATCGTAGTGAGGGAATGAAGTAGGCTGGTACCACTCACGCTTCATGCCGATAGCCTCGGCCATAGCATGAAGTTCTTCGGGAGTATCTGCAATAAGATGACACATTATCATGCGACGAAAGTTATTACAGGATGCATCAACGTAGACTGGCATTTTCTCTACCCCAGCTATTAGATCTTCCCCTGTCTCTCATATCTTGAAGATTCTGCTGTTGAGTTCCCTCACTAATATGCTTAGGATTACAGCATGGCTTAAAGTCGCACGAGTGTAAGGCTTCATGGCCTTTCTTAATTGGGCGATCCAATTTCTTTTCAAGAACCCATCGGTGAGCTCGTTCTCCACGACCAGTGTACATACCACCGATTCTAAACCAACCGTAACCTCTGTTTAATCCCCCAGTCCAAGGCCAACATTCATCTTCACCCCGAATATCTACCTTTAACCAGAAGCGTTCTTCCTCAGTGTGACCTGAGAATCGGTGAATTTTTCTGGTTCGGTCGAGGTTAGGAATTTCGTACACTCAACTCTTCCTGTAGATAGTCACGATCTGCTTGGTAGGATACTGCTTTATGAACTCTTCCTTGGCAGCTCCTGTCCCGGCAGCAGGTATGTTCGCGAAACCTATTGTCTGGTTCTCATTCAGATACTTGACCGTAAAGATACTTGGCCCTGTGTTCACCTGGACAGCCATTGTTTCTCTCCTAAAATTTCGGTACGCAGAGCTTTCAGTAATGCGAGATCTGCAATAGGAATTTCGCTATCATGTGGTAGTCCCATAAATTTCGGCTGGCGAGGACGCTCTTTGACACCAATCTCTTGGTACTTATACTTGATAAACCGACCTAAATACTTTTCGCGGTTAGCCCAGACTGTGTCACGGAGATCAAAGGTAAGACCCACTCCCATACCAACACCGAAAGATTCCTTAAAGCGAGGTGACCAACAGATAAACTTACCTAGAGTACCCTTCGGTACCATATTCTCTTTGAAGCCCGCACGAGCAGCATAGCCTCGCTCATTGACGGTAAGCTCATTCTGATTTTCAAGCATCTCCACAAAGCCGACGATGACAGCGTAGTCATCCATGTATGGTTTGAGTGCCCACAACCATGACTCCTTCATAGTAGAGCGACCGTACTTATATGGCGACAGCGGGTGGCGACCCATGACTCCTTCACCGCCCTTGGCGATGATGTCGTCGT